CGCGAGTCAAACTTCGTCCACATCATAGAAGATGCGGATCCATGGCGTAATATCAATCAGAAAGGAGTTATTAGATCCCCACTGATTAGCATTGATTGCTAACATCAGAGCTTCGCCACGGACCAGAGAAACATCAAAATCAAAAGAAACGTCGTGTACAAGACGGGAGTTATAGTCAAAGTAAGGCTCAGACACGAGAACCGATGGATAGTGTTGAAACATCCCAAAGGTCATGCCATCTACCGTCGCCCAAGAGTCTACACAAACGTCCTGAGGTATAGAGGGGTCTAAAGGACTCCAGTTACCTAACACGTTACTCCACTTGGTTTTGTATACACCAACGGAGAAATTAATGGTGTGCTCAATATAAGATCCAAGAACTTGAGGTGCTAACGAAAAATCGACATGGCCCGAAAGTGATCGAACGCATATCGTCCCAATGGTAGGGACTGAGTTCATGGAAGTCACACCTTCCGGAATGGCAATGAGCGGTAGTTGCACCGTAGCTGAAGAACCCACCGTATAGTTGATGTTGTTCCCCCAAGCATTAGCGCCAGTGAGAACAGATAGACCACGACGAGGTCTCTGACGCATGTTGTACCTCGCAAATACGTTAGGAAATATTAGAGACCCGAGAACGAAGAAATGGCCAGCAAACAATGACGCCCGCAGAGGTGAGACCAGTGCCAGCGCCAGTGTCAATCGCAACGTGCAAAGCCTCTCCCCTGCCGAGTACGATCGGGTGGGGAAGCATGAGGGGAACTTCGATACTAACATATTCATTGTTAGTGGTCGGAACGGTGACGATCAACATTCGAAGAAACAGCCAATCGTCATCCATCGCCTCGGTGTTAACCGAAGCAGCGCGAATCACCCACGCGCCCGTGTTAGTATTGAATTTCGAAATAAACATCCCGACGCCAAGACAATTAAAACCGGAAGCGGCCAGGGTGAAGAAGACGCTGCCTTGAACCTCATCAACCTGGATCTCCCCGATAGCTGGGGGGGAAGCTGCCGACGTAACGGCCTCGGGAATAGTAACAGCTTGAATATTCGCAATACCGCCTGCAGCCAGAGTGATAGGCCCTCCCCAGGAGGAACTAGCCACGGGTGCACCCGCTGCAGGAGTAACGACGCCGCCTCCGATCTGCCAGTCCGTGCGAGCACGAACGTCAGAAATACCAACTCCGGAGCGGCCGTTACGGGATTGACGGCGCGAATTAGCACTGCGACGACCTCGAGTCATGTGAATCTCCTAAAGTAAAACCGACTAGAAAATGCGCAGGACTAACGACTCCTGCGCAGACGTCGAACGGCACCATGATAACGGGCAGCGAGACGGAAAACGCTGACCGCTCCATTCGCTAATCGTTGTCTACGACCGCGAGCCCCCGCATTAGTACCTGGAAAGAGATGAGCGGCGGCAAGTCGTGCCACACTATCGACGGTCCCCCTGGAAAGGCCCAAGAGGGAACCTACCCTAGCATTAGCGTCACCATCCGAGCCTGAAGTGGCCCGGAGAGAACGTACAAGCGTAAAGACGGTGTACGCGAGACCAGCCCAGCCGAGGAGCCTAACCCCGACCGCCGCGAAAGGTTGGAAAGAAAGCCTGCTAACAGCAGGCCAAGAAGCCGCGGACCACCCCGGTGCCTGAGTCGCAGGAGCAGAAGTGTAAAGAGCGCGAGCCAGGTAACCGTAGAAGGGTTCTCCCATGCCCAGACGTGCTCGCTGAGCATTAACGAGAGCATCTCCGACGTTCATAGCGTAACCTCGATTAAGAGTAGGTTTTAGGAGATCATAAACGATTGCGGACGTACGTCACGACCCGCATACTCATATGAACTATTTGCAAAGCCAATGACGCGCTGAGCATCCAGAACAGGTAGCCCGGCAGTTGCACAACCAAATCCACATTCATATGACCTCCAGGATAAAAGAAAGACCACTGACGAAACGACGCACAAGCATACGCCGAAACTCGACGGCGTGGCCCCTAGTTATGGGGCTACCCCGAATGAACAGGGTGTGTTAGTTAGACCTTACTAAGCAGATACTGAAAGACGGGTGAAGACAACAATGCATTTGGCGAAAACCCCTTTTGACTATTTGAGTCTTTACGCCTGACCGCCTCACAAGCACGCGAGAAATAGTCAGGGTCTCTCTTAACCCTGGCAAGATTAACTCTCGCAAAATCATCATTTACGCCAAGCCAGTCACACAGTTGTGTGGCCGAGGGGTGATGAAGGCAGTACCCCGCTTGTTGAGCGTATCTGATCGTGTCGAAGTCATCAGCTCTATACTCAGCATCATCCACTCTCTCATGTGAGCTCATCGCATTCGTTGCATGCATAATAAGTCTCACCCCACGATTAAGAGAATCTACTAAATAGGACCTATGATGAACGTTCTGAAGAAACGTCACCTGATCCTTTTCGTAGCTACACTTATCAGCAGAGAGCGTCATTCCAAGTTCAGTGGACAGTACGCCTGAGAGGTCGGCCAAAGATGGATCCCCATCAAAACTGATGAGGCCATCGTCCCCCTGAAAATATCCCGCAGAGATACGACATTTAAGTCTTTTAGCGGAATAGGCCATGACCCAAGCGTTAACGTTACTGTCTGTCATGTTGGTCATTACGCAACCTGACGGCATCCCGCGAGTACGGGAAGATCCAGGCAGAACGACATAGTCGCCGCCCTCGCCATCCCCGTCCGGCAGAATAATGCCCGAGCGTTTGACCACCTCTTCGCAGAAGTTGATCAAAGGCGCAGCTTCCGGGACAAACCACGAACGGTATATTGCGTATACCTTACTCATGACTGAAAAAGGTATCGACGTATCGAACCTCTTAAAGTCAATAGACAATATCCGTTTTCCTTTAGTAAGGAGGCGCGTAACTTCTCGATCGACGTGCTCGGCAGACTGCCAAGCGCAAAAGGTTGGATTACTTTTCAGCTCGTCGAACAAAGGCTTCTGGATACACTTTTCCAGATTCGCCAGCGCACGTGGCATCATGAAGATTAATCGAGTCTTCGAGCACCCACCGGGATTTCTATCTTCGTGGGGGGGACCCAAAGGTTGCCCACGATAACCGGGAAGGCCTGGGAGCACGGAGATCCATTCAGGATCGGCGCCGCTATTCCATATGTCTCTGGAAATCGCCAGCACTTGCTGAAAGTGCTGCCCAACATCAGAAGAAACGACCGGAAACCCTAAACCAGAATTGTGAAAACACATCGCCGCTTCGTCCAAGTCAAGTGGGCGAAGCCTGCCATAGCGATGAACTGGATAGAAACTCGACACATACTGATTGGCGTAGTCGACCGCTTCTCCATCAAGAACGCGGTCCTCACGAGGAGAAAAGTAAAGTCTCGCTTGCTTATCTAGAGAGTCATTAGGGAGGTTATCAGTGAAACAACCATAACGTCTAGACCGAGTGCTAAACTTACCTTTCTTCTCCATCTCTGCAGAAGCCAACCAGGACGGCAGTCTTCCCAGGTCACAGGCATCGAATATGTCCTGGGCCATACGCGCTCGAGCAAGCGCCTTCTCACTTATACTCCCGTCTTTTGAAACACGAACAAGCCGGGTGCTCAAATCCTGCTTGTTCCCTGCTCGTAAAGTCCCTACCAAGCTGGCGAGTGCTTGCTCCGCTTGGCTAGAGAACACTAACGGATCCATAGGACCCTCCGCGAATAAAAGTACCACTAACATGGTCCCCGTAGTGAGGACCACAAG